CGCAGTGCTTGTAAGCCACCAATACCTGCGGCGATGCCAGCAGCGCCAACACCCTGCAAACCGGGAATCATCATGGCCCCAGCGCCCAGCACCATAGGCAAGATGGACGACAAAAAGCCTGCCTCTGGCAGACCTGTCTCTGGGTTGATTGTGAGAGAACCGCCGTGAGCCATAGCCAGTTGCTGGAGGCTATTAATTTCGCTCGGGGCCATGTGGACGAGTTGAGTGTCCGGGCCTCGGCCAAGCGCAGCAAGTCCCTGTGCGGTTTGATTCATGGTTGCCTCTGAAATCGGGGGTGGGTCGAGTTTATCATGATGATGTCTTTATGCGAAGCATTTGACTCGTATCCTGTACACCATCCTGCGTGTCTCTGTACACATCGCCAAGCCTTAAAGTAGCGAGATCGGCGTCAGTTGGAAGCGTGTCAAGGTTTAAGTTTAACGCGGCCCCAGCTATGTCTCCGGGGTTATCCAACTGGTTAAAGTACAGACGTAAAGCGCTAAGCAACGCCGCCATAAATTGAGCATCGTACTCAACCGGGGCAGTCGGTAGGCGCGGGGCGCGGACTAGAGGGTTGCTCATGCTTACCTTCTGCCATCTGGTCGTACTTCAATACGGGGAACACCAAGCTGCCAAGCCGTACCAAGCGTGTCAGAGCCAACTTTAAACGCCATCTGACGCCCGCGAATCCTGACATAGACCTGCTCAGTAAACTGCTGTACGTTGTACGTACGTTGTCCGGCGTAGCTCACGGTACTCACTACTTCGGGATTGTTTGAGTTGCCGTAGTTGGAACCGGGGAACTGCCGAGGCCGAACTGTGAAGTCCAGCGCAGGGGCGTTAACCGTGGAGCCGTCAAAGGTCACGTCAGGAATGAGCCTCCAGACAAAGCCAAAGTTGTGCCCGTCACCGATGTCAAAGTCCGAAGACTGCACAAAACACGTAATAGGCGAAGGTGGGTTGGTCGTGCCGTCATCCACGCCAGTCTCGTGGTACACAAGCTGATTGCCATAGGTGGTCGCCATAGGCTCCACGCGCAGGGGGCTGTCCAGCCAAGCCGTGCGGTTTAACGTACCGTAGTACCAGACACGCTCAAGGTAGTTGTACACCACATACTTGTCAATTGTGTCGGAGCTAGCCGAGCAGTAGTACCACCAAATCTCATTAAACCCCTCGTTTGTTCCAGCAAAGAACTGAGACGCCTGCGCTATGTTGATGTCGTTGTAAACATAGGAGCGCAACGTGCAGGGCAGCGTTTCAACGCGACCGGAGTACATGTAGAACTTGTCCACCCCCATCCAGTAAGTCACGTTGTTAGCCGTAGCCACTGCGTTCTGGCTAGCAATAGATATATTGTCGGCAAGAATCTGGAACCCCCAGACGTAGGGAGCACCCAAATACTGCATGGAATACAGCGCGGAGTCTGTCCAGACCAGAATCTCTTGCCGAGCCTGCATGGCAGTAACAATCTGCGAACCGTCACTAAGTGTAAAGCTGCCAGCTTGATTGGTAATAGCAGGTGTCCATTGTGTGTAATCTTCTTGGTCTGACCAGCGTATCAGCATAGGGTTCTGTACGACAGAGCCGTAGTCGTTTACCCCAAAACCAATGACAAAGCGTGAGGCGTCCGACACCATAACTATGTTGCAGAAATCTGGGGTGTCCCCGGTAGTAAGCAGAGTGCCACGGTCAAAAATGTTTGGGTTGGCGTTAACCTCCCAAAGATAAAGCCCACCGCCACGGGGATTAAAAATTAAATCCTCACCAAAATTGGCTTGACTCCACAGACGAAGTTGAGAGCCAAAACCGACACCAGCGGGTGCAGGTGAACCCCAGCCCGTGCTTGAGTACCCAGTGGTAATGCCACCCCAGCCGCCAGCGCCCCAGCCCACACTGACTGTAGATGTGGCGGAGCCGGTTGTAATTTGGTATGCACCAACGGTAGAACCGCCGCCATTACCAACATCCGAAGCGTTTGCTGCAACGGTAGAGGTGATTGTGTAGACGTTGTTGCTGGTGACGGCCACTACTTGATACTCTTTATTAAGCACGGTAGCGGTAATTGCCCCGCCGAGGCTGGCCGCGCCGCTGTATGTAACAAAGTCTCCAGCTTGCGCTCCGTGCGCGGCGTCGGTAACCGTTAGGGTGGTTGAACCATTCACGGCTGCAAAAGTTACATCCCCGGCAGAAGTGGTGCTGCGGATAGGAGTGACGTCGTGGAAGGTGCCGCCCGTGCTGTTTTGGATATAGAACTTGAGGTTCGTGCCAACACCCAGCAGGTTGTAGCTAGACAGCGTGATCCAGTTAAACAGAGAGCGGCAGACGCCCCAGAACGACCCCGCAGGTGGTGTTAGCGCGGAATTAGTTGTGCCGGTATCGGCAACCCAGCCGCCGATCTTCTCCGCTGAGCCCGAGCGAAAGCGCACTTTGTCGCTCTCAAACCAACCGCCCTCATTGGCGAGCGTGGTGGACTCTCGGTTTACACCGGGTCTGAACTGGAGTTTTTGTAGAGGCATTGTTCATTTTCCCACGTATCAGGCAAAAGGTCGAGTGCCTGCTTTGTCAATGATAAGCGCCTGCCTGCGCGGGGTTCCGTCTGGCGTGTTTGTCACGCTGATGTGTGTCCAAGCATCAAACTCACGGATGATTTGATCGAACGGCAAACCCGCAGCAATCACTGCGCGTACCACTTGGTCTGGCGTCATGCCGGGGACACGTAAGTCTGCCGCGCAGCCAATTCTATGCTGACTCGTGTCTTTGGAGCCAACGCTGTCGTTGACTTGTTTTGACCGGAAGGCGCTGTTGACCATGATGGGTTTGCCATCCAGCGCCGTCTTCACCTGCTCCAAGAACTCGGCAAGCCGTTGCAGGTTGGCAGTCTCGGCTTCGTTTGGCGTGTTGTCAAACTGGCGGTGATTTGTAACGGTCAGTTCCGCCAATGAAAAATGAGTAGTCACTTGCATTTTATTTTTCTTCCATAAAATTTAAAATTGCTCGCAATTCTTCAACGGTTGCATCGCTTTTAACGCGATTTGCTCTCCAGCAAATTATTTTTACATTGCCTTTTACATAGCCAAGAGATGAGTCGAGTCTATCAATTGAAGGTGAATCATTCACAAATCCTCGTTGACCTTTGTTGCCTTCATAATTGATTTTGATCCCAAGCACTGGGCATACATCAGGAAGTGGCAAAAGATCGTCTAGCGTAATGGAAAATTCCATGCCGTTTTTATTGGCTCTTTGTTTTGCTTGACCAAGAATGTGGCTAACCCTATTTTTAGGTTTTTTGAGCCAAGCGGTCTTATTTGCTTTAACTTTTTCTGGGTTTTCAGCTCGCCATTTTTTTGTTGACTCACAGGCTTTTTTGGAATTCCTTTGATACCAAGCGCGGGCATTTGCGTTTACCCGTGCGCGTTGTTCAAGGTTTGTCATTTGATTGCCGGAGCCTTAGAAAGAAGGTCTGTCTTGGCCTGTGAGCCAGCGCTTGAGCCAAAGTAGTAAGCAATGATGCCCGTCCAAGCGGTGGACAAACTGCCCAGCATCATCAAGATCGTCGGGTTGTTGCCGTCAACCTTGCCAAAAAGCATCATGCCCAAAATGCCAAAGAACCCAATCGTGATGATTGCGGCCAAGGCCGGGGGAACAATTGACCTCGTGGCGGCTTGCATGTCACGCGCAGATTTCCTGTCTTCTACAGACAACTTTTCAAAGTTAAGGCCCAGCTCCTGCGCTTGTTTCTGCAACTCGATCTCTGCCATTTTGACTTGAGCAATTTGCTCGGCTGACAGCTTGTTGCTGGAGATCAGGTCGCCAACCTTGTCTGGGTCTACGCCGATTGCCTTGGAGATAGCCGAGACAGCCATCCCCGCCAGTGGACCGCCCATTGCCGTGGCAATTGTGGGCGCGATTTGTTTAAGCCAATCCATTACTGTTTACTCCTCGATAACATGGTTGCTGCGATTTGAAGCATGGCTCGGGTGTTGTCCATGTCTTCAGGCTGGGTAGCCCATCCGACTGTGATCTGCCCAACAAACCTGCCCGGCTCCGGTGGAACGCTGATACGGCACGTATAGGTAACGCCCTTGGCGATGTACCACAAACCCATTTCTGACTGCGCTGACTTGTACTCACTGCATGGAATCTCGTTTGCCATGAGCTTGACCACATCTGAATTGTTGCCTGCGTTCTGTGTAAACAGCCCAACGTCCAGCCCGTCGTTCGTTTTGTCCCTGCCGTCCTTGGCGTAGGCCCGGTGCAGGATGCGTGTGCCAAACATCGAGTTGACTTTAAACACCGCCACGATCTGTGCGCCCGACTGCTTGAACAGATGGGCTGCTGCGTCTTCTACGCGGTCTTCAGCGATGCTGGGAATCTTTCTTGACTCCTTGTACGCCCCTATCAACAACTCTTGGTTTGTGTATACAAAATAGCCCGCAAAGGTCAGCACAGCCATGAGCACCATCGCAAACAGACGGAACGGGCTGCTGACATACGCCAGCACCTTGTCAACTAGGTTTAAACGCTCGTCGCTCATCTTTGCTGCTCAAGGATGCCAATGGTGAAATACAAGATCACCCCGACCAAGCTGAAAAAGATAACCGCCAGCAAGGCCAACTCAATCACATCGTCCATCTCTTGCTTGCGCTTGACCGCAGCCTCACGCTCCCGCCGTGCATCATGGGCAGACTCCACATCCATCGCCGCCGCCCTAGACTTGATCTTGTTCCAGACGTCTATCTTCCCCGCCTGCATGAACAGTAGCTGCAACTCGTCCTCAAAGCGCTTGGCCTGATCCAGCGCCATCTCGATCTGGATAGCAGTGCCCATTGAGGACTTGGACTTCTTGGCCTGAACAACAGCCTTGGTAGCCGTGGACTTCGCATCAAAGTACTTGCCCAACACAGGGCCGAGCGAGGACACATCATCGACAGTCTTGCTGACTTTCTTGATAAGCGCAACCGCTGCCTGTATGCCTGCTAGGGCTGTTAGGGGGTCAATCACTTTCGGCCTCCGCTACTTTCTTTGGTTCAGGCTTGCCCTTTTCTCGCCACTTCAAGCACCGGACCTGCAACCTATCAGACGACCAACTCCACCTCACACACTCAAATACGGGCGCAGGAGCTTGTGCCGTTGGGGGTGTGGGTGGCAAAGCGTCCACAATTTATGCAGTCCGGTTCCACATGTAGACAACAACATACGGCTGGAGGTTAGCGTTTGTGCCCGACACACCTGCTGCGGTATTGGTTGTACTGACTGTGATTCCAGTGGACGCACTTGCAGTGGTGGTGCCTCTAATACCCCCTGAAATAAAACCGCCTCCACCCGCTGAATCTACGCCGCCAGCATTGGTGTAAACATACTGACCCGCCTGTGGGCCATGCGCGTGGCTTGGGTCACTGACCGATGATGACGCCGTGTGATTGTGGCTTACAACAACCGCGTCGGCAGAGCCGCCCGTAGCGCCAGCAGAAAACCCGCCGCCGTCACCAATTAACACTCGACCTGCTCCAAAGGCTGTCCAAGTGCCAAAACCAAGCAGCGTAGCAGGGTTGGTGGATACGGTGGCCGTGTAGATAGAACCGACTGGGTGCAGAGCCGCGAGGGCCGCTTGAACAAACGCCGTGGTCGCCAACTGGGTGTTGGATGTGCCAAACGTCTCAGTGTTGCTTGTGCAGTTGTCCAGCGTGCCGGATGTGGGGGTTTCAAGA